ATCTCCTGCATTACGGCTGGGCTAAAGTCGGGTGTGCAAGGTCCACCTGGGCATGGTGATGGATTTGTTCCATCATACTCAGTTGATCCTCCACCGTCATTTACAAAGCGATCCCATGTTCCCTGGTCGTTACCAGCAACAACGTTTGTTCCTGCTGCGGGCTTCCAGGTGTCGCTAACCTGTGCGTACTGACGCAACTCTGTTCCTGACTCTGCGAATACAGGTGGGACTGCGGCGTGTGAGCCTTCGTCAACCTGTACACAGAAACCATCCATGATGGCTAGGAAATTGTTGTCGATTGGGTCACCTACACCAGTAGTGACGCTCATGTCGCCATTGATAGCAAGATCCTCAATGTCGTTAGCAAATGCCTGGGTCATCAAGCGAACTAGGTGATCTTCTAGTGCTGCACCTTCGATGTTATCTTCAAGTGCCTCAGTTGAGACCTCCCAGTCTAGACGCAACTTCTTGGTAGAAAGATCCACCTTAGTAAAAGTTGCACCAGCGTTCTTGTATGTGCCGTCAGCCTGTGCTGCTGCACGAACAACTCGCTCGCCAACATTAACCTTCTCTAGTTCCATTGTGTTTGCACGCATGGTAATACGACGACCGTCCTTAGCAAGCACGGTTGCGTCCCAAACGTAATCAATGAATGACTTTGACTGCTCTGGGTTTAGGATACCTCCACCTAGTTGACCTGATGGATCAATAGCCAACTTGGGATCGTCGGAACCTGTGAAGATGTCTGCGGCCTGTCCTAGGTTTCCGTAGTTCTCTGCGTAACCATCGTTAACACGACCGACACCACCTGATGCGTGAACACCAGAAGCGTGACCAATCCAGGACTCACCTGGAATGGCAGGAACGCCTCCTTCTTCGGAGCCACCGCCACGAGGGGTCTGCTGACCACCAGCGAATGATACATCGCCAGTTACTGCATCAGCAGTTGCACCTTCCCAAACAGTTGTCTTCTCAACAGTATTTTCTTCTGTCTTGTTTTCGTCTGACATAATTCTTTTCACCTCCGTAATTTTTCCTTGTTATTAGAATAGGTCGGACTTCTTGAGGAAACGTCCACCCCATAGTGATTTCTCAACCATCTCTGGCTGATCCTGCATGACCTCTCCATAGTCAGCAGACTTACGGAAAGCAGTTTCTTTTTCTACTGCATCAACACGCTTTCCAAACTCTTGATCGTTCGCCTTAAGTGAAGTTAGGTCGCTATTAAGTGTAGCGACTGCCTTGGAGATTTCACCTACCTGACTGTAAACCTTTGTTACAGCATCGGCAAGAGACTTGATTTCAGCAATTTGAGCAGTCATTCCTGCTACTGCTGTTGCTAGTGCCTCAATCTTCATTTCTACCGTTTCGATTTCCTCTTCAGTAACTTCCTCTGTTACTTCGGCAACCTCTGCAACGGTCTCTTCTACCTCTGCCTTTACCTCTTCAACAGTCTCTTCAATGGCCTCAACAGCCTCTTCAACTGCTTCAGGAGTCTCAGGAGTGGCTTCTTCTGTGTTTTCAGACATGTCTTCTACCTCCTTGTTTTTCCTGACTGTGGTTAGAATGCCTTTAATCATCTGTGCCTTGTCTGGGTCGTTAGATTCGACAAAGCCGATGTTTTCCATTGAGCCGCTGCAACGTGGGCAGTCGGTTTTTACTGTTGAAGAAAGTTGAACAACATCATCATGTCCACAGTAATACACGTTCTCAATAAGTGCCTTAGCGAGCATACCAGTCATCTCACCGTTCTTTTGGATAGATAGGACATTTGCAAATTGATTAGCAGGGACATCAACCAAAGACAATTCAGTTAGTGAAAAGTCCTTGATAATACGAATGCTTTTTTCTAATTCAGCATCGTAGATGGTGTCGTCTTCATTAATTTCTCCACCAATGGAAAATCCTGTGAGGGTTCCATCAAGCACCTTTTCCCAGGTGTCTTGTGCTCCCTTGGAGATGTATGCAGATACATACACGCCGTTATACATCTTACTAGTTTCTGGATCAAAGTATGTATCTTCTTCAAAGGATACCATCTTGCCTACTGCTTTTTTATGATCGTGCTGCTCTCTAATGTTACCCGCAAAATTTTTGAAGGCATTAACAGAGGCATCCTTTGTTACGATATCGTCTTGCTTGTCTACGTTATCTAGAGAGGCAAAACCAGAAACAATCCGTCTTTCTTCATCTACCTTGGCGATAGGCATTGATACCTTTACGCCACTATCTTCTACAGAAAAATACGCTTTGTTGATAGTCATAGTGTTATTATTATACCACCCTTTTGTTGTAAAATCGTTATTTTAATGGTGCCGTTGAAATTTTAACGTCAGGAGGTTTTTGCTCCTTCACCTTTAGGTGCCCTACCATCAATGGTTGCTTCTCCATCGCTTTGTTGGTTGGTTCTTTCACGCTGCCGTTCGCTATCACCAGCGGCATTTTGACGTTGGTTTGCCTGTGTTTTGGGGGATAAATCAACCATTTTGTCGCCGCCCTTGTGTTGTGGTAGGCCCAAAACATCACGAACTTCATTGGGGGTCATTGCCTGATTTCGGAGGTAGCGTTCATGGATCTGAGACATTGCTACCTCATCTGTTAGGGTTGCTTCCTTAAACACTAGTTTGATAACATCTGTTTTTTCACGAGTGATGTTGGAAATGATTTTTTGTAGATGCCGCTGAACAGGGCGTGTTACCTGCTCTTTGAATGTGCGATCTTGTGCTAGTGCTGCTGCGATAGCAGAGGCATCAACACCACCTAGTTTAGATAGTGGAACTTGGTGAGCCATTAAAATGTCGTCACGATTTTGCTTACGATAGTCTTTGAATGATCCATCTTGAACTGTGTTTTCAATGGGGTGCATTTCAAATTCTACCTTGTTGCCGTCGGCATCAGAGGGTAGGGGCACATAGAGAGTGCGGTGATTTTGCCCACGCAAACCTGTTTGGAGGAAACGGAACAAACGCTCTTCACTCTCTGGGGATAGTTGAGCACCCTTAACTGTTACAATGTAACGAGGCACAGCCTTGTTTTCAAAGTAATCAATGTTGTATTGTGCGGCAAACTGATCTCCCTTAATAGCCTGTAGTGCTGCAATAACATCAGGAATGCCGTAGTAGGTGTTGAGTGGTGAGTATTCTTTGAAATGTAGAATCTCATTGGGGCGAGGATCTTTGGTAACAGGGTTTGGATTGGTTGCCCCAAAGTTACGGAAATAAACAACCTTGTCTGAAACGATTTGAATGTATCCATCGTGCAAACGACGCACTCGCATTGTTGATGCAGGAACGTGTCCAACGTATCCAATTTCTCCACTTGTTGTTCTGCCTACTTCTAGGTATCCATTACCTGTTGCAAGCATGTCTGTGATGACTCTTTCCATTGTGCCCGTGAAAGTTGCTGCGTTGTTTAGACCTTCTAGCCAATCTTCCATCTGTGCTTTTAGGCGTTCAATCTTACGCTGTGCAAACTCAAGTTTATCACCAGATAGTTCTTCTAGTTTATTCATTGTTGAGTTAGTCATCTTCCAGTCATAACCCATGCTTACAATGTTTTCTACCTTAGCATCAATAGCAGCATGGTTAGCAAAGTTTGTGTCGTAGAAGTTTGCTAGTTCAGTTAGATCATAGGGTGGTTGAATAACATCAAAGGTTGAATAACCACGAGTAAACTTATGGTTTACTGATTTTAATCCTGCGTCTCCATGTCCTGTTGGACGACCCTTGGAATCTTCCATGTATCCTTTGACTACCCGACTTGTGCGACGCTTAAAGTTTGAGTCAAGTCCAGCCAACTCTTTTGTATCATCCCATGACTTTTGGAATGGGTCATTAAACAATGGTTCTTCTGGATCAAAGTCTCCTACTTTAGCGATTACATTAGCCATCTTGAATCCCCTGTGCAATCTTGGCATCTGTTACCGCACCAAAGTCATTCATGGTTGGTAGCATTCCTGCTTTCATTCTTTCACGCTGTTCTGTGTATTCCTCATCTGTCGCCCGTTGCAAACCAGGGATAAACTCTGCCCTGCCTTCAGGCTCTCCGTAGTGTGCTGCTGCTTCTGCAATCTGCTTCATCTTCTCTACATCAAACTGACGAGAGGGAATATTAAGGATGTTGTCGTCGTCATCAAAGAAGAGTTGTCCATCGGCTTTTCGCCAAACATAGATGCCCCAACCAGGATTTTCGTCAACTACTGTTACTCTTGGCTTCTTAAGTGCTTTTTTTCGGTTGCTCATGGTACTATTATACCATATCTATTATGAAGGTTCACGATCATATGTCTGCCAGTCAACATTCAAATAAGCACTACCCTTTGTATCAACAACAGTAATCTTTTGATCGTCATCAACAACAAATCCATTATTTCCTGTATAGATATTGTAAATCTCCAACGGGCTAATGGGATATACAAAGGCATTTTCTGTTGTTAACAATTGTGCGTAATCCCAATTGTACGGAGGTTGTGTGAAATCTGTCCAGTATTGATAATCATATTTTGCTAAATCAGCATATGTTCTAATGACTGCTACTGAT